CCTCGACCAGCTGCGTGCCGATCGGGAAGCCCTCGACGTGGCATGGGCGATGGCGGCACGGCAGGATGAAGCCGATCGCGCGGCGCAGCGCCAGGCCCGTTACGATGCCGGCGTCACGGCTGCGAACGAAATGATCGCCAAGCGGCGTGAGGCGGTGCTGCTGGCACAGGAAGCGGCCGGGAAGGTGGCCGAGGCAGTCTTGGCCTACACCGACGCGACCGAGGGCCTCCGCAAGCTCATGATGGGCTATACCGGCAATGTGCAGGGCGGCGGCTCTGCGCGCGACAATGCGCAGCACCTCGTGCACCTGGCGCTCGATCCAGCGAAGTGGGCAGCATCGATGGCAGCCGGCGCCGTGTTTGGCGACGCTGGCGTGCATCTGTCCACGTCGCTGCGTTCGGACGAGGTGTTCGGCCAACTGACAGCGGTGCAGTTCGAGGATGCCACGGCAAGGCACCTTCGGGCCGCGTTCGCCAAGTTCGCGCCGGACGCTTGACCATGGCGACGCACCGCGTGGTGACGAAGACGCAGCGCCCCGATGGCTGGCTGTGGCAGTGGGGCGAGCTCATCAACTATTCCGGGGAACCGGATTGGAAATTTGAGCCGATCGATCCGGTGGCCCGCGAAGTCTGGGAGCGCGAGACGGCGCGCCCGGATTGGGCCGAGGAACTGAACCAGCGCGACACGATCAGCGGCTGCTTCCGGGAGAACGAGGACGTGCTGCCTGCGGGTGGCGCGCCTCGCAACATGCTGACCGGCTATGTCGGTGCCCGCAATGACGGCATGCCGGCGGGCACGCTGCCGGCGGGCTGGGGGCAACCCCTGAACGGGAGGGCCTGACCTTGCCGCGCATCCCAACGTATCAGCCCGGCCAGGTCGGCCCGGTTGAAGTCACCTCGGCGCGTTTCCGTGCGCCGGACATGGGGCAAAGCGGGCTCGGGCAAGGCCTGCAGCAGCTTGGTGGGGCGGTGCAGGATTACGCCCACGTTCAAGATGCCATCAACGCGCAGAACGATGAAACGCAGGCCATGAAAATGGCTGCGCAGGCGCAAGGGCAGTTCTCCGCCGTCACGCAGCAATTCAAGGGGCTGCTCGGCACGAACGCGCGGGTAAGCCAGCCTGACGCCCTTGCGCAACTCGACAAGACGCGCTCGGACCTACTTGCTCAGGCCACGAACCCGCGCATGGGAAAGCTGCTTGAGCGGCATCTCGATGGCTACTACGCCGATGCCTCGGCACAAATCACGGGCCATGCTCTGCAACAGGCTCAGGTGGAGCATACTGCAGCGCTGGGTTCGGCGATCGAGGCCAGTCAGCAAGCGGCAATCGGCGCGGACAATCCGGCCAAGCGCCTCGGGTATGTGCAGCAGGCGATCAAAGCGACCAACGACAAGCTCGACTTCCTCGGCGTGGCTGACCCGAATGCTCGCGCGCTGAACATCCTCGACACGACAACGCACATTCACACCGGCATCATCGACACGATGCTCGCCGGCACGAATCCCGACGTGCAGACGGCCGCCGCATACCTTGCCGCGCACCGCGACCAGATGACCGCGCACGATATCGTGATGGTCGAGCGGGATCTGCAAAAGCCTTTGCAGGACGAAATGGCGGACCTGGACCTGCACCGCGCCGTTGCAGGCCTCGCCAATGCGGCACCGAGCGCTCCGGGCACTCCGGGAGATGCGGCCGCTCGCATGACAGCGATCACCGCACAGTCAGAAAGCGGCAACCGGGACAAGAATCCGGACGGCTCTTGGGTGACTTCACCGAAGGGTGCGATGGGGCGAATGCAAGTGATGCCGTCGACCGCGCGCGATCCGGGCTATGGCATCAAGCCCTGGAACGGGAAGGACGCCGAAGACCTGGCCCGCGTCGGGGTCGAAAAGCAGACAATGCTCATGAAGCGGTACGGCGACCCGGCGAAGGCTTGGGCGGCGTACAATTGGGGCGAGGGCAACGTCGACAAGGCGATTGCCGATCGCGGGGCGGCGTGGATGTCTGACCCGAACATGCCAGCTGAAACTCGGGCCTACGTGCGGAAGAACATGGCGGCACTTGCCGGCCACACTGACCAAGCGCCGCAACATTGGGACAAAGACGCGGTTTACAACCGGATCGACAGCCTCGCCAAGTCGGAGGATTGGACCTGGGAGCGTACTGAACGGGCGAAACGTCGGGCGGATCAGGTGGTGTCGCGCGACGAGGAATTGCTGCACCGCCAGCGTGACGCCGCCGACGAATCGGCATTGCGCACAGTCATATCGCTGGGCGACAAGTTCACCTCGATCGCTCAGATTCCGCAATCGGTGCGGTACCAACTTTCGCCGGAAGCCTACGCGCGATATTCGGCGAAGGCCGAGGCCAATGCCACACCCGCGCCGGTCAAGGCTGACGGGATCGACAAGACCAATCTCGATCTCCTTCGGATTTATGAACCGGAAAAGTTCATGTCGAAGAACCTGGGCGAGTTCGTCGGAAAGCTGACACCTGCCGAGATGAACAGCTTCCTGGTCAAACAAGCCGAGATGCGCACCAACGCGCAAAATCCTCATCCGGTATGGACCCCGAACAGCGGAATCAGCGAGGCGGTCAACTACGGCAAGCGGATCGGCGGGCTACAGTTCCAGCCTCAAGAGGAAGCGGCCATTATGCAGACCATGGAGGCCGAGGCCAACCGGCTGCATGCGGCAGGCAAGCCGATCGACTTCAACAGCCTGTTCCAGCACGCGACGCGCAATGTCGCCGTGTCGGGGATGTTCGGTTCAAGTCAGACGCCGCTCTACGATCTCTCCCTGTCGAACATGCGGGACGATCAGCGCGCCGAACTGGTGGGCAAATTCCGGCGCGAGATGGGGCGGCCGCCGAACGATGATGAACTGTTGCGTTTGTACCGCGTGATGAAGCGTTAGGCCGCCACTGTGGAAGGAAACACCATGTCTGATACCGAAGGCGCAACCCCGGCCGGTCCCGATCCCGTCGCCGCGCTCTATCCCGATGATGTCGAAGCGGTGGCGGCACCTGACGCTGCGCCGGCCGAAAAGCCAACCGAGGTGCCGGCAAAGGCCGATGAACCGGCGGCCGAGGGCGTGCCCGAACGCTACCAGCTCGAACTGAAGGGTGTCACGCTCGATCAGCAGTTGGTGGCAGAGGCCGAACCGATCTTCCGGGGGCTGGGGCTGAACAACCAGCAAGCCAACGCGCTGCTGCCTCTGGCGCCGAAAATCATGCAACAGGCCGAGGCGTCAACGATCCAGCGCATTCTCGACGACGGCGCGAAGCAGCGGAAGGCGTGGGGCGCGGCGTTCGACAGCGATCCGACGATCGGCGGCGCGAACCGGGCCGAGACGGTGCGCCTGGCGTCGCGCGGGCTGGAATCGGTGGGCTATGGCAAGGGCCACCCGTTCCGCGTCATGCTCAACGAGACGGGCCTGGGCAATCATCCGGACCTGATCCGCCTGTGCCGGCGGCTGGGCGAACTGGCTGGGGGCACCGCGGCGAAAGGCAGCGGCGATCAGCCGGCGTGGCAGGCGATGTATCCGGAAGGGTGAGGGGTGCCGTCACCCGTCGCGGTATTGCTCAACGTGGCTCATCACATAGCGATCGGCGCGCCGGTAGGCCGCCATCGACAACTGCACTGCCCGTCTCCGGATCGATGGCGACGAACGAAAGAGGCGGTCGATCGCGAACTGCTCTTGGCGGCATAGGCGGACAAAGCGGGCTGGTGTCATGGCTTACTCCTCAAGGTTGTAATGCCATTGTCGGCGCCAATTGTGCCGATGGGAATTGTGTGAGGGAGAGGCGCCCCCGCTGCCCGGGTCGCAGTAGGCAGCGGGGACTAGCGGACGGGAATCACGCTTGCCGCCGAACCTATGCTTATCAGCGGGCGATCATTGTACGAATCCGCCCTGGCTTTGAGTCAAGCCTAGCATACCTGGGGCGTCCCGATTCTGGGGATTACTTCGGCACCCGCATCGCGACCATGCGCAGAATCCGCCGAACCGCCTCTGGTCGGCCGATCTCAGGCGCGTTGGCCTTGATCCAAAGATCGAGCAATTCGAGATCGTCGGGCTGAAGGCGAACACCGACAAGCTCCCCAGTTTGAGAAGGGCGCTTGCGTTTCGTGTTATCATGAGTTGCCATGTTCACTCGCCGGTGTTAACACGAGTTCGGACCGAGGGGAAGTTGGAGCTTCACCTCGGCCCTAACCAACAACGATCGACTGGAGATCGAAATGGCTGACTTTCCCCTACAGGTGGATTCCGCCTGCGCAAACCCTGTGCCCGTCGAAGCCCCTAACACCACACAACCTTTGCCGGCATTTGATCCTGCTGCCTGGCTGGCGGAATTCGAGCGCAACGGCGGCTGGTGGGTGCCTCGTCCAGAGGCGCGGCCGGGGCTGGGCCGGGCACTCGAAGGCTACACCGAAGATCAGACCATGACATGCTGCCGCATGTTCAAGGACGTGACCACTGACCCTGACAAGCGCACCGCCTTGCGGGAGCATCTTGCCGCGCGCCTTGTCTCGCTGTTCGGGGAGGTGTGACCATGGCGACACTTCCCATCGACGCCGCGCCGGTCGCGGCTGTGATCCGCCCTGTCCAGTTCCCGCCGGCTGCTGCAGCTCGCATCGCTGGCAAGCTGCTCAACCGGCATTCTGCGCACGAGATTGCCGAGGCGATCGAGGTGCTGGTCGACCTGCTCGATTTGCTCGGTGGTGATCCCGAGGCCGAGCCTGCAACCTGGCCTGAGGACTTTCGCGCTATCGATTTCGAGTGCCTGCCTGACGACAGCGAGGCGGTCGGCGACGAGCAGGACATATCCTGGCCGAACCGTGTCCGGCAAGATCGCGTCGGGTCGAACACGGGCACCGAGGACGACGAGGACGATGATCCGGACACTGGCGTAGAAGATGGCCGGTTCGATCTGGAAGGGGATCGATGCGACGCTGGCGACGACGGCTGTGGGCTGATTATTCGGCGCGGCGCCACACATTGGGGCAGCGACAACGATGCGGGAGCCGAGTTGCCTATGCCGCGGTATGGCGTCGACCAGTCGCTGGGGCCGCTGCCACCCAACTGATGCGACAGAATGTCTACCCTGATTTTCAGGATTGACGCATTCCTTCTCATGCACCATCATTCCTGAAAATCAGGGATCATCAGTTTATGAAGGCTGTTGACGTTCAACGCCACCTCTCGCGGTTTCAGTTCACCCATAAACGGGTGGAGGCAATCGCGAGTGAGTTAAGGAAAGAGGGATGCTTGCCCAAGGCCGGTCGCGGCCCTCACGCTCCCGATATTCAGCCAGGCCATGCAGTCGAGCTGACGTTGGCTGTGGCTGGGGCAGAACGAATTGCCGATGCAACTGATGTCGCCCTCGATCTTGCGCTGTTCAAATCTGCAACCGGCCGCAGGTTGTATTTCGCTTTGACTGATTCCGTGTGGTCCGTTCAGAAGGCGGAGGAAATCCGGCACGTTCGCCTGATGACTGAAATCGGGCTGGCCGAAATCGCGTACCGGGATGAGCGGATCGAACACTTTGCCCGAGATGAACTCTGGAATGTCGAAGGGTTCGATGCCGAAATCTTGAGCCAAGATTTCGCCGGTCGAATTGGCCACATCGGCGGCGGCGTTCTTCGTGAAATTGCACTGGAATATCAGCGGAACCCCGGCCAGCTTGAAACTACAGAGGGGGCGGAATGACCGGCCGCTACCAAACCGATCGCCAATTGGCGGAAACGATCGGCGGCATCAAGCCGGCCACAGTCCGGACGCTGCGCCTGCAAGGCTTGCCCGCTGTCAGGGTCGGCCGTTCGTTTCTCTATGATCCTGCAAAGGCGCTGGCATGGCTTGCCGCGCGGGAGGAAAGCAAATGCCCCGTCCAAACCTCGGCCCCCGGCTCGAACGCGTCGATGGGCGCCCCAACCTCTATATCTGCTGGTACGAGGCCGGCCGGAAACGACGCCAAAGCACTGGCACTGCAGACCGCCGAACGGCTGAGGCAGAACTCGCGGCGTTCCTGCGGCAGCGCGAACTCGCGCAGCGTCCAGCCGGTCCAGCTGATCCCGCGCAATACCTGATCGCCAGTGCATTGGACCTCTACGGCACGCTGCACGCCCCGAACACCGCAGACCCCGAGCGCATCGCCTACGCCATGGTGCCGCTGCTCACCTATTGGGGCGACCAGACAGTCGACGCGATCACCAAGAACACCTGCGCCGCCTATGCGAAGTGGCGCGGCAAGAGCGATGGCACGATTCGGCGCGAGCTTTCCACCCTGCGCGCTGCCCTCAATTTCGCGCATGAGGAGGGAAGGCTTACGCGGGTGCCGCATGTCGAGCTGCCCGATCGTCCTGAGGGCCGCGACCGCTGGCTTACCCAAACCGAAGCGGCCGCGCTGCTGAATGCCGCGCGCACCGGACGAAGCGACGTCCGCCTCTACCTGCCGCTTTTCATCCTGATCGGGCTCTATACCGGCGCCCGGCCTGGCGCGATCCTCGCGCTCCGCTGGCCTCAAGTCGACTTCGACGCGGGCCGTATCTACTTCGGCCGAACCGGCGAGCGCCGCACGGCGAAAAGGAAGGTGCAGGGGCAACCCACCCCCAGGCGCTTGATGACGTTCCTTCGCCTTGCACGCCTGCGGGGGACGGACCTCGGCTACGTGGTTCATCTGCACGGCGCGAAGATCAAGGACATTGGCGGCGGATGGGATGGGGACCCCGAACACCGGGGATTCGGCAGCTTCGGCAATGCCTGCAAGCGGGCCGGGTTGGTCGATGTTTCGCCCCATACCTTGCGCCACACCTGCGGTACGTGGCTGGCTCAACGGGGCGTAGCGCTTCACCTCATCGGCGGTTGGCTCGGACACTCCGATAGCCGGACCACGCAACTCTACGCGCACCACCATCCAGACCACATGGAAGCCGCCCTCCGTGCTGCCGATCGGCGCTGAGGGCTGTGCAAGTCTTGTGCAAGCAACGAAAGCAGATTCACGACATGTTCACGGGTTCAAAGCAGGAACGATCGACAAAAAATCCTGACAAATCAGTTTTGGCAGGCCCTCCGAAGGCAGAGGCCACAGGTTCGAATCCTGTCGGGTGCACCAGTTTTCAAACATTTAGCGCTTGCTTCAACGTCACCAAACCGGCGACGTGGAAGTTATGTGCAAGCAACGGGCAATATGCCGGCCCCAACTCGCCCGATGCGGGCCGCGATTCAAGCCCTGAGAATCCATGTCTAGTCAGTGTGTCGCACTCGAAAAGGAGGCGACACATGCAGACTCTCGACAATCAGGTTCTTGCCTACTCCATCCCTGACTTCGCTCGGCGCACGAGCCTCTCCGTCGCGACGGTCTGGCGGCGGGTCTATGATGGAACGATTCCCACGATCTCGATCGGCAAGCGGCGACTCGTGCCTGCCGACGCACTGCAGGCGCTGATCTCGGTTCCGAATCGGGAGGGTAACAATGGGGCCGCCTGAAATTGAAGGGCGGCCTGGCCGGGCCGCCCCACACGATCTTCGACTGACCATTGAAGCGAACAATAACGGAACGGGCGAATCAGGGCAAGCCCCTCGCCTCTATCGCGGCCAGTCGTACCGCGCCGTTGGCGAGGTCAGGCACCAGCGCCTTGATGGCAGCGAGGCGACAATCGTCCAATGGGAATCCGCCTGCGCCCAATGTGGCGCGCCGTTCGTGTGCGCGGTGCCGGAACGGTCCCGCAAGTTCCAGCCGAACCGACGTTGCCAGAAGCACAAGCGGCCGGGCGTGAGGGTGAGGCCATGAAGCGGCGTCGCTATCAACCGTGGCGCAAAGGCCCGGCAACCATCCTGCGCTTTCCTGTGCCGCCTGTGCGGTGCTGGTGGGTGCATCAGTTGCCGTGCGGGGGCTGGCGCGGGGAGATTGTCGGCTCTGGTGTCGACGGTCCGCCGCTGACTGGCACTGGCGACCTCGCCCAGGTCTTGGAAGTACTGCGCCAGCCTGAACATCGCGCTGGGTTGCCGATCGTTGTGGCGAGCGTTGCGATCGCGGCGGGGGTGGCGGCATGAGCGCGTTTCGCAAATTCGACTTCGACGCCATAAAGCGCGAGGCTTCGCTGGTCGACATAATCGCGGCAGTGGTCGAACTTCGGCCGCAAGGCTCCGAATTTGCCGGCTGTTGTCCGTTCCACAATGATCGCTCGCCATCGTTCCGGGTATATGACGCGGGCCGGCGCTGGATCTGTCATGCTGGCTGCGGTGGCGGCGATGTGGTCGATTTCGTCCGCAAGCTGCACAAGGTCAGCACCGCGCAAGCGGTGCAGCTCGTCGGCAGCGGCAATCTACCTTCAGTCCATCTGGCGCCGCCGCCTGCATCCAGGGACCCGGCCGCCAGGCTGGAAGAGGCGAGGACGATCTGGCGCGGTGCAGTTCCCGCGACTGGCACTGTCGCCGAAACCTATCTTCGCTCACGCGGCCTACAGTTGGCTATCCCGGATTCGATCCGGTTCGCCCGCCTTCGGTATGGCAAGTCAGGCCCGTTGTACCCGGTGCTCGTGGCTGTGATCGCCAATGCGAACAGCCAGCTGATCGGCATTCAGCGCACGTACCTCAATTCAGACGGAACAGGAAAAGCGGCGGTGCCGAAGCAGAAACTGAGTCTCGGGCGCGTGGCTGGTGGAGCAATCCGCCTTGCGCCTGCCGCTCGATCGATGTTCGTCACCGAAGGCTTGGAGGACGGGCTCACGCTGCAGCAAGAGATTGGCCGGGCGACCTGGGTTGCAGCGGGCGCGGGTAATCTGCCGTCGATGATCCTGCCGGCCGGTGTCGAGGCCGTGGTGGTTGGCGGCGATGCTGACGAGGCGGGCCGGTCTGCTGCTGCCAAGGCTGTGGCAGCGTTTGCTGGGCGCGGCATTCGGGCGCGGGCGACGTTCCCGGCGGTGGGCAAAGACTTCAATGCTGAGTTGATGGAGGCGCGGCGATGAACGCGCACATGAAGCCGCCGCTCAATGGTGCTCTGGCGCGGCCACAAATTGAGGTTCGGGCCGGTGAACTGCATCACATGGCAACCGAGGGAGAAAAGGCGCTGATCGCCGCGAAGGCCCCGTTCTACACCCGGGGCGGCATTGTGCGCCCTATCGTTGACGACTTGCCTGCGGCACACGGGCGTCGCACCAAAGTGGCGCGCCTGGCTGAAGTCAGCGCGGATGCTCTGGTCGATCATCTATCACGTAACGCGGATTGGACGAAGTTTGACGGCCGAAAGAAGCGCCAGGTTCTCACGGATCCTCCGCGTGCCGTTGCTGCAACCATTTTGTCTCGCGACGGTGAGTGGCAGTTCCCTCGGCTCGCCGGCGTCATCACTACACCGACTCTACGTCCGGATGGGACGATCCTGTCGATGCCAGGCTACGACTCGGGCACCCAGTTGCTGCTGCTCGATCCGCCTAAACTACCAGCGATGAATGCCAAGCCCACGAAGGCAAACGCACTCGCAGCCCTGAGCGAATTGGACGCGCTGCTGGACGAGTTCCCATTCGTTGATGGCGCCAGTCGATCCGTGGCCTTATCCGGTCTGATCACGCCGGTCGTTCGGGGGGCGCTGTCTGTCGCTCCCATGCATGTTACCTCGGCTCCGGTTGCAGGGTCTGGCAAGAGCTACATCATCGACCTTGCGGCTGCGATCAGCATTGGGCAACGTGCACCTGTAATTGCTGCAGGGCGTGACGAGGCCGAGACGGAAAAGAGACTCGTGTCGGCCCTGTTTGGCGGCCAGCCGATTATCTCGATCGACAACGTGAACGGCGATCTTGGCGGCGATTTTCTTTGCCAGATGATTGAACGACCCATTGTTGAGCCGCGCGTGCTGGGATCGTCTAAGCTCATCCGTATTGAAAGCCGATCCACTACGTTTGCTACAGGGAACAACATTAGGCTCGTCGGCGATATGACCCGGCGCGTTGTGCTTTGCGCACTTGATCCGAACATGGAGCGCCCAGAATTGCGCCAATTTCGTGCAAACCCGTTCGAGCAGGCGCTGGCGGATCGGGGAAAGTACATCGCGGCCGCACTTACCATCGCAAGAGCATACATCGTCGCGGGCCACCCTGGGCAACTACCGGCGTTGGCATCCTTCGAAGATTGGAGCCGGATTGTCCGCTCTGCTCTTGTTTGGCTCGGCCGCGCCGATCCCGTGGAAACCATGGAAGCCGCGAGAAATGACGATCCGACAACTTCTAGCCTGCGCGCTGTACTTGCCGCCTGGCATGGCGCCATCGGTTCGGCGGAACGGACAATCGGCAAAATCCTCCAAGCGGCGGCTGAGCAAATGATGGGCAATCGTGTTTATGCCGATCTACATCAGGCATTGCTCGACGTTGCGCCCGCGCGGCCAGACGAAATCAATGGCAAAAGCCTGGGACTCTGGCTTGCTCGCCATCGTGGCCGGGTCGTGGATGGTCTGAAAATTGTCGATGGGTACGACAAGAGCGCAAAGCAAAAGACTTGGGCGGTCGTGACCGTCTGACGGCATCGATCACGGGTAGTGCGGGTAGATACGGGTAGTGTGCCAACCCTAACGCGGGAAATTGCCAGTGCATTTTCTGGGATAGGGGCCAGAAGACTACCCGCAACTCCCCGCACTACCCGCAACGCGATTCAACGTCTCACCATCCTCCCCCAGACCCGTCCGCACTGCTTCAACATTCAGGACGACGAACGATGCCTTTCAAGCCCGGCCAATCAGGCAATCCCGGTGGCAAGTCCAAGGTGCTGGTCGATGGCCGGACGCTGACGGACCTGGCGCGCGATCATACGGCGAAGGCTGTCGATGCGCTGGTGAAGGTGCTCGACAACGCGGAAGCCAGCGATGCGGCGAAGGTCAGTGCGGCGACGGCAATCCTCGATCGCGGCTGGGGGCGGCCGAAGCAGGACCTGGGGATCGAGATGAAGCCGGACGAGGCGACGGCTGCGCTGCTGGAACAGGCGCGCAAGCGGGCGGCCACATCTCAGGGGTGATGGAGCCTCGGAACTCACCGGCCCTGCTCGCAAAGCAGGCGGTGGAACCGAGGCGAAAGTATCCTACACCGCATAGGCTAATGAGTCACCATCCGAGCCACTTGCAGCCCCATACAAAATCGCCTAACGTTCGTTAGTCCGTTTTGTATGGGGTGCGGTGCCATGAAAGCAGTCGCCTACTATCGTGTTTCGACCAAGGCTCAAGGCCGCTCAGGATTGGGCCTGGAAGCGCAGCAGCAGGCCGTGGAATCGCTATGTGCCGGCAGGGGCTGGGAGATAGTCGCGCCGCCTTACACGGAGGTTGAGAGTGGCAAGCGTGCCGATCGTCCTGAACTGGCGAAGGCGCTTCACCGGGCGCGCGTCACCGGCGCCACGCTGGTTGTCGCCAAGCTGGATCGCCTGTCGCGCAATGTCGCCTTCCTTGCGGCGCTGCAAGAGAGCGGGGTCAAGTTCATCGCGGCCGATATGCCAGAGGCGAATGAGTTGACGGTGCACATCATGGCCGCCGTCGCACAGGCCGAGCGCAAAGCTATCTCGAAGCGGACTCAGGAAGCGCTACAGGCTGCCAAGGCGCGTGGGCAGCGTCTGGGCAACCCGAATGGCGCGGCGGCCCTCCTGCGCGCTCAGCGGGGCAATGCGGCGGCACTCGATGCTATCAAGGCCGGTGCCGAAGATCGCGCAGCACAGTTGCGCCCGGTGATCGATGATCTGCGCGCGCGCGGCGTCACGTCCCTGCCTGGCATTGCTGCGGCGCTGAATGATGGCGGGTTCGTCACGGCGCGCGGCGGCAAGTGGCATGCGTCCAGCGTGCGGAATTTGATTGGGCGGTTGGGCTAATCCTGATTGGACTTTGCGGCACTTTCACCGAGATCGATACGTCTCGCCGCTTCTCGATCAAATTCCGCCATCATCTCATGCATGAATTGACTGGCACTTCTTTCGAGTGTGCCGTCCATCCAGACCACCTCTGCCATCCAAGGCCCTACCACAAAGGCGGAGAGGCTGGAGAAGCGATATTGCAAAGGGTCCCCTGAAACGGAGCACGACACGGCTAGCACAGCAGCGCCATTCACGGAGAGCCCAATCTCCGGATTGCCATAGGGGTCGCGGCAGCAAATCTTGTAGCCTTGGCCCCGCCATGTCCAACCGACCCAAGGCTCATCCCGATTGCCCCCGACGCCCACTTGCTCGAATTCTGGCAGTATGTCGTCGGCGACCAAAGAGCCATCATATGACCTCCAATGTTGAACCCGTGTCCATAGCCGTGGAACGGCCTCATCAAGTCCAGTCTCTTCAACGATCTGGCGTGCACGGTTCAGCTTTTCTGCGACCGACTTCTCCGCCTCAGCTCGCGCCTGCGAATCGGTGAAGAACTGATCGGCAACCGCGTCGCGGGCGTCCAATGCGTCACGTACGCTGCGCTCGTCGTCGCTAGGGATAAGCGGCGCGCCTTGGGCCACCGGGTCGATTGGCGCGAGCAATTTCCGTTCTCGGAACCGAGAGGTAATCCACCAAGCCACAAGGGCAAGAATACCAATCCAAACCCAGTTCTCGGCCATAGCAATCACCCGGTCAGCCTAATGGCTCATGGCGGGATGCAGGATAGTCACCCGCGATTCAACCCCATGCGCGCCGGTTCCATCACCGGCCCATGACCCCCAACGAAATCCGCCGCGAGGTAATCGCCGATCTCGGCCGCTTCTCCCACGATCCGCTCGGCTTCGTCCTGTGGGCGTTCCCCTGGGGCGTCGAAGGCACCTCGCTTGCCAACGAGGATGGCCCCGACGAATGGCAGCGGGAACAGCTGACGGCGATCGGGGATCATCTGTGCGCCAATCCGCATACGCCCTATTTCGATTCGACGGCATCGGGCCACGGCATCGGCAAATCGAGCGAGGTGGCGTGGCTGGTGCTGTGGGCGACTATGACGCACGAGGATGCGCGCGGCGTCGTGACCGCCAACACCGAAGGCCAGTTGCGCAACAAGACCTGGCCGGAATTGGCGAAGTGGTACGGGCTGCTGCAGTTCTCGTGCCTGCGCGAAATGTTCGTGCTCGAAGCCACGTCGCTGCACTCGACCGAGCCGGGTCACGAAAAGACCTGGCGCTTCGATGCTATCCCTTGGTCCGATCGCAACCCGGAAGCGTTCGCCGGCCTGCACAATGCCGGGAAGCGGATCATGCTGCTGTTCGATGAGGCGTCGTCGATCATCGATCCGATCTGGGATACCGCATCGGGCGCGCTGACCGATGCCGGAACAGAAATCCTCTGGCTCGCCTACGGTAACCCCACGCGCAACACCGGGCGTTTTCGCGAGACGATCCAAGGCAGGTTCCGGACGCAGTGGCGTCACCGCATGATTGACGGCCGGGAAGTGAAGCGCACGAACAAGGCGCAGTTGCAGGCGTGGATCGAGGCCTACGGCGAGGACAGCGATTTCGTCCGCGTGCGCGTCAAAGGCCAATTCCCGCGCGCTGGCTCAAACCAGTTCATATCGAGCGAAGTGGTGCAGGCGGCGCGCAAGCGGGAGATGGCGCCGCTCGTATCGGACCCGGTGATTTTCGGCGTCGACTGCGCGCGGTTCGGTAACGATCACTCGACGCTGGCGATCAGGCAGGGCCGCGATGCACGCAGCAGGGATTGGCACCGCTGGCACGATCAGGACGCAATGACGCTGGCTGGCGACATTGCGATTCAGGTGCAGCGCTGGAAGCCGGCGGCGGTGTTCGTTGATGCGGGAAACATCGGTGCCGCGGTCATCGATCGACTTCGGCAGCTGGGCGTGCAGAACGTCATTGAAGTCTGGTTTGGCGGCAAGGGCGGGACTGCCAGCTGGGCCGGCGACGTGAAGGTGCGCACCGCGAACAAGCGCGCTCAGATGTGGGCGAACATGCGCGCCTGGCTGGTGAGCGGGGCGATTCCGGATTGCGACGATCTCGAAGCGGACCTGACCGGGCCGGAATATGGCTACGCGGCCGATCAGGTCTCGATCCAGTTAGAGGCGAAGAAGGACATGAAGTCGCGGGGGCTGCCGTCGCCGGATGACGCCGACGCGCTGGCCTGCACCTTTGCCGAGTTCGTGATGCCGGTCGACGCTTTCGGATACTTCGGGCCGAGTGATTTCCAGATTCCAGATTGGCCGATCGATCGCTACGCGGAACTCGGCGAATGATCTGCGGCGCGAAGACGCGAGACGGCGGCGTATGCCAGCGCCACGGCATGAAGAACGGGCGGTGCTACATGCATGGGGGCAAGTCGCCTGGTGCGCCGCTTGGGAATCGGAACGCTTGGAAACATGGGCGGTATTCACGGAGATCGACAATTGCGACTGCATTGCATTCGTAAAAAATCGCGATCGCAGTAAGCGGCCGTTCACATTTGAATGGCAATCGAGTGCATGAAGGCGACTTGGGTTCCTCGTGACAAAGGGCCCGTCTTCGCTCCCCCATTCGTATCCTCGCGACCCGGCTCCGGATGGGGGAGCAACCTGCCGCGATTCAAGCCCTGACGGAACAACCATATCGTCCCTGACGATCTAAGCGCGGCACGGTGCCGGGCGATCGACAGGAGCCAATACCATGGCCGCCAAATCCGGAAACTCGGGCCGCCCCACTACGGCAGCGCCCTTCCAGCTTCCTCGTCACAACCGCACCCCTGCCAATCCGGGGCCCAACCGGACCGATCCGCGCACGAACTTTCCTCCGCGCCAGGGAGGCCGCTGACATGGGCGCGATCACTCTGACCGCCGAGGTAGTCGGCCAGCGCAAGACCGACCTCGACCGCGCCATTCAGTTGGCCGATGACGCGTATCATTCGGCGGCGTTCAAGGCCCAGACCGGGGCCGCCAAAACCGAGGAAGTGACGGCTGCGAAGGCGCACCTCGACCAGCTGCGTGCCGATCGGGAAGCCCTCGACGTGGCATGGGCGATGGCGGCACGGCAGGATGAAGCCGATCGCGCGGCGCAGCGCCAGGCCCGTTACGATGCCGGCGTCACGGCTGCGAACCAAATGATCGCCAAGCGGCGTGAGGCG